GAAATCGATCAAAACCACGTGGGCGAAGTTGCAAACATTCTGCACGCTTGTCTTGATTGGTTGCCTCATACAGACAGCATTTTCCAGGGGGATTTTATCGGTTTCGGTGGATCTCAGGAATATTCTCCCAACACAATCACGTACCGCTTTGATGAAGTAATTCAAGAGGAAATCATTGTCGCTCCGCATACAGTTTACACCGCAGAATCTGACCTGCGTGATGCTGTAGCGCACCCTATGAAGTTCATCATTACTGACACTCCCTACGTCAAGTTTGTGAAACCGAAGGCATATATCTTCAGTGGTTCGTATGATGTTTGTGCTGGTGGGTTTGATGTATCCGAACCGATTAAGTTTGCAAAGATAATTGCACAGACTGTTAAGTTTGTCGATGAGAAGAAAGCACAGAAAATTAAGCAAGCATTGAATAAGTGCATCCGTGAAAATACCCCCATCTCAGATACTGCATTCGACTGTGATTGGAGTCTAATTTCGTTCTGGAAACTGGTGCAATCAATCAAGGATGATGCACTCTTTATGTGCCGTAATAACGGACCTAAAGCATACATCGGACAGGATGAAATCTCCGGAGAGGGTTATGTTTACTCCAATGAGTTCGGTACAATGAAACTGGTGAATCGTGAGCGTTTCAGTTATGCTAACTTCAACAACCAAAAGTTTATACAAACTCCTTGAGAGTTTGTATAACTAACTTTCGGCCGCCCGTGTGCCAATGAGCGTGCTGTCCACTCATTCCCCAATAGCACCCCCTCTGCCCCTTATACTGACTTCAGTTCAAACGAAACGACAGACCATGAACGGTTGGGCAAACTACGAAACCTGGAACGCCGCCCTCTGGATCGGAAACGACGAATTCCTCTACAACACTGCTAAGGCATGTGTGGAGTTCGCTGAGGGTGAGAACCCCTGGGTCAAGTTCGTGCGATGCATGACGGACGGTGTGGTTGGTCGGTTCATCGGTGAGACAGGCGATGGCGTCCGTTGGGATGACCCCGCCATCGACGCCGCTGAGATGGGTGCGCTTTTCGAGGAACTGTGATAGGATAGGACAGGGAACGGGACGCGCCCTAAAGACGCCCACTCATTTGTCTACCCTAACAAAGACACACTAAAATGACTCAAATCAAAACTCTCATCGCTGATAACATCTCTGAGATTATCAGTGATATGAATGAAGAACTGCTGCAGGATCGGATTATTCGTTTCTGGAAAAAGTTGGGTTCTCATTTGACTCTCAATCAACTGGTTAATCAGTACTGGAGTAATGAATCCAAATCGGAGTTCTTTGTTGACTTAGGTGTATCGTTCGGCAAACTGTTCGAACTGTATCTGCCCTTCAAGTTGCAGGAACTCGGTGCATCCGTCCTTCCTAAGTTTTCCAGCGCTGGTGACTTTATCGAAATCGTCGGTGATGACATCCAAGCGTGGGAAATTAAGACGGGACAGGGTACACATATCCAAGGCGCAACGCATTCTCCTAAAGAGAAGAAATCGTTGAATTTGGTACAGGTTCTGTGGACGCCAGTTAAGGATAAGTCTCTGGATGAAATCCTAGAAACTGGATGTTTCATTGAAGCGCTTAATGTCTGTGTCTTCACTGATGTCGTCGGTGAGTCGATTGGCGCTCACAGTGATAACAACTCCCGCACCAGTTTGAAATTCCCTGTTTCGAAAGTGTCCGTCTGTGAGGATGCTTGTGTGTACGGGGAAATCAAACCAAACCGCACCTGGGTTGGGTTCACTAAACTGCCTGCCACTGTGTAACAGTTAGTGCCCGTTCGTTCGTGATACAGCAGTGGGGGCGTTTGTGCCCCCTTTTTTATACCGTCGCGTGTCGCCCCCCGTATATAAAACGCCTAACTACCCTAACCTACAAAGTGTTACCCAAACACATAATATTTCTATATAAAATCAAGCGACGAAAACACACTGATGCAAAAAAATCCGGAGGAAAATTTTACGACTGTAGAGATTGATCCAGTAACTGGAGAACATTATCTTATAATACCAGAATGGATATGTGACGAGAACGGATGGTACGAAGGAACCACCGTGAACATGGTATTGGACAGAGACTCTATAATAATTACGGAGGTTGCAGACTGAGCGCAGCGATTGATGCACAAGAACGGAGTGATTGACAGGATATAGATACAGTGTTATGATATTGAAGTAACGTTACTTTCTTATGGCTAAAGGATTTACTGTAAAGGCAAAGGCGCCCACAGCACGACAAAGTACCGCAGAGTGGGACTATGATAAAGCGAAGCAGATGATTCGTGGAAAAACCATCGTATTCTGTCTTCCTGGTAGAGGTGTCTCATATACCTATCTGAAAAGTTTTGTGCAATTGTGTTTTGATATTGTGCAGAATGGTGGAAGCATTCAAATCTCGCAAGATTATTCATCAATGGTAAACTTCGCAAGATGTAAGTGTCTTGGTGCGAATGTACTGCGAGGTCCCGATCAGATTCCCTGGGACGGCAAATTGAATTATGATTATCAGTTGTGGATTGATAGTGATATCGTATTCAATACCGAAAAGTTCTGGCAATTGGTTTTGATGGATCAGGATATTGCAAGTGGTTGGTATTGTACGGAAGATGGCAAAACCACGAGTGTTGCACACTGGATGGAAGAAGATGACTTCCGTAATAATGGTGGTGTTATGAATCACGAAACGATTGAAAGCATCTCCAAGCGTCGTAAACCATTCACCGTTGACTATGCAGGATTCGGTTGGTTGCTCATCAAGCACGGTGTCTTTGAACACTCCGAGATGAAGTATCCATGGTTTGCACCAAAGATGCAAGTCTTCGAATCTGGTGAGGTTCAGGATATGTGTGGAGAGGATGTAAGTTTCTGTCTCGATGCAAAAGAAGCTGGCTTTGAAATCTGGTGCGATCCTCGTATCAGAGTCGGACACGAGAAGACAAGGGTTATCTAAGATGGCTGACTCTTATACAATCTGGTATAGGAATCAGAGACTGTACTCTAACTTGACAAAGGAGGAGTACTTCAATAGAATGGAAGACCTGTCGATAGAATACTATCAGACGGGTTCTCCAAACCCCAAGGAATTAGAAACACGTATTATTAGGACTTAATTATGATCAAGAAAGGTGGTGGATACATTGAAGGTATTCCAAAAAAATCTCGTCAGGGTGCAGGAAAGCACACGAAGTGCGCCGCGACTTCTCGCAATAAGGCTCCAAAAAAATACCGTGGGCAGGGTAAGGGTTAAATAGAACAGTCACGTCATTATTATGAGTTGTTTAATCACTAACCTACCAGCACAGGAAGTGTGGGTTCGTAAGGAATATTTGACGGATCATCAAAGCGGACATGGTGAATTTGTAAAAGGCGTCTGGATATCGGCTAAGTCGATACCTGGACGTGCTTTTTATTTTGAGACGTACTTACCAGAGTACGCTGCCATGTACGATAAACTTCCAATATCCGCATTCCTTTCGGAACCCGAACTACCGACACCAGACATGGACTTACCAAACCTACAGTTTTGGAACTGTATGGACTATGGTGTAGTCAGTATTGATAAAAAATTCATCGGAAGTATGGATTTTGAATGTTATACACGGGACTTTGGCATTCAAAAAGGCACTTATGTCTGTACGATTGACAACTATCACCAAGATTCGGATGCCGTGGACTGGGCAACGAGTGAAAATCCCGCCGAACACAAATCACACAACCTCATTGAACTTGAAAATGGACAATATGCACTCTATCCAAACAATAGATTGCGTATTTTTGACAATAGTTTGACTCCAGAAGAACCAAAAATGCCTGATTTTAAGGTTTCAACCCAATATTACTCCGTTGAATGTGGTTTTGAACGCCTTGGAATGGGTAGAGAGGATGAATATTTCTGGAAAACGTCAAAAGAGCGTAAAGAAAACCAAGAAACGGAGGAAAAATGACGGCAAATCACGATTTTTTAGATAATTTGGCAAATCATCAACATCAGAAGATGCTTCGTGAAATTGCGAATGATGATTTGACACCAAAAAAGCACGATTTCATCAAACAAAACGAAATTCATGAGAAAATTCGTAATGATGAAGACTATGATGACTGGGATTATGGCACAGAACCATACTATGGTAAGATTTCAGAGTGAGGATATAAATAATCCAATAAAACTCTTTACCTAATGGCGATACAGAGGATATCCAGAGCATTTAAAGACATTAATTTGTCTTTTGAGCCTCATCCCGTCACGAAAGATCTGCAAATTTTAAAGAATGAGAACGCGATTCGTAGATCTGTCAGAAATATTGTGGAAACAATCCCAACAGAGAGGTTTTTTAACTCTTTGTTGGGTTCTGATGTAAGAAGAAGTCTCTTTGAATTTGTTGATTTTGGTACTGCTTCCATTATTCAGGGACAAATTGAAATTGCAATTGATAACTTTGAAAAAAGGGTAGAAAATGTAGTGGTTGAAGTGCAACCAATACCTGATGACAATACATTTAATGTGACAGTCATATTTGATATTGTAGGACAAGAGTTTCCAACCCAAGAATTTAACTTCCTCCTAGAGGCAACGAGATAAAATGCCTTTTACAAAATATACTAACCTAGACTTTGATCAGATAAAGACTTCGATTAAAGATTATCTCCGTGCTAACTCTACATTCACGGACTTTGATTTCGAAGGTTCTAACTTTTCGGTATTAATTGACACGCTGGCATATAACACCTATATTACCGCGTTTAACTCAAATATGATTGTTAATGAATCCTTCTTGGATTCTGCGACACTGAGAGAAAACGTTGTTTCTCTGGCAAGGAATATTGGGTATGTACCTCGTTCCAGAAACGCCTCTAAGGCACAGATATCATTCACGGTATCTCCAAGTGTATCAACACCCACAGTCACCTTAAAGGCAGGCATAGTGTGCGTAGGTAGTGCCAATGACACTACATATACCTTTGCGATACCAGAAGACATCACCACTAGTGTAGTTGATGGTGATGCGACGTTTAGTAATATTGATGTCTATCAGGGAACGTTCCTGACAAAACAATTTACTTATGATGGCTCATTAGATCAGAGATTTATCTTACAAAACTCTTTCATTGATACATCTACGATTTCTGTTTATATTAAAAAAGCAGGAGACACTGGACTGGGTATTGAGTATGTACTCTCTGAGAATATCTTTGAAGTAAAGTCGTCTTCTAGAATCTATCTCATCCAGGAGGTTCAGGATGAGAAATATGAGATTATCTTTGGTGATGGAATTATTGGTAAGAAATTAGGAACCGGTACCGACTCTGATGGAGACACGGTTACAGTCAATTACATCGTCACTGATGGTGAAGAAGGTAATGGTGCCTCTAGTTTCTCTTTCTCGGGAACTCTGGAGTCTGCTGCGGGACAGATAATTCAACCTGGAACCGTATCCATCACCACTAACCAGGCGTCCCAGAATGGCGCTCAGATTGAGACAGTCAACTCAATCAAGTATTATGCCCCTCGACTGTATTCATCACAGTACAGGGCGGTTACAGGGCGTGATTATGAGGCAATTATCAAGAGAATATATCCAGATACCGAATCTGTATCCGTTGTTGGTGGTGAAGAGTTAGATCCACCAGAGTTTGGAAATGTTCAAATTAGCATCAAACCAAAGAATGGTACATTTGTATCTGATTTTAACAAGTCTCTCATCCTGAGCAAATTAAAACAGTACTCTGTTTCTGGTATTAATCAGAAAATTGTAGATCTCAAAGTCCTTTACGTTGAATTGAATAGTTCTGTTTACTATGACTATAACCAAGTATCGAGTGCAAATGACTTGAAAACAAGAGTCACAAACTCTTTAACCGCATATTCTAATTCTATTGACTTGAATGCGTTTGGTGGAAGATTCAAATACAGTAAACTTCAAAAGGTAATTGATAGTACTGATACTGCTATTACTTCCAATATTACTAAAGTGATTATAAGAAGAGACTTGAAGGCAGCATTGAATCAGTTTGCACAGTATGAGTTGTGTTTTGGCAATAGATTCCACATTAATTCTGAAGGATTTAATATCAAGTCTACAGGATTTAAGATTACTGGAGAAGACTCTACAGTATTCCTTACAGACACACCGATTAGTGGAACTACAACTGGAACTATTTCTATTGTTAAACTTGATGAGAATGGAAATATTGTTGTTGTTGCACAAGAATCAGGAACTGTAGACTACTTAAAGGGTGAGGTTATATTAACAACCATCAATATAACATCCACAGATCGTCCAAATGGAATTGTTGAGATTCAGGCATTCCCAGAATCAAACGACGTTGTTGGACTCAAAGACTTATATCTCAGTTTAGACATTTCTAAAAGCACAATAAATATGGTAAGGGATGTGATTGCTTCTGGCGATGAGATATCTGGAACAAAATTTGTCAACGAATACTACACATCAAGTTATTCTAACGGGAATTTAGCAAGAAAGTAATATGATACAGACTGGTTTTGAGTCTAGAGTAAAAGTACAACAGCTCGTTGAAAGTCAACTTCCAAGTTTTATCTTGGATGAGAGTCCAAAAACGGCAGACTTTCTGAAGCAATATTATATTTCTCAAGAATATCAAGGTGGTCCAATTGACATTACTGACAATCTAGATCAGTATCTGAAGTTAGATAATTTAAGCCCAGAGGTGGTTGTTGAGTCAACAACTTTATCTGCGGGTATTACGACATCTTCTTCTACTATTCAAGTATCAAGCACAAGAGGATTCCCAAACGAATACGGTTTATTCAAAATTGGTGATGAGATTATCACCTATACTGGAATAACAACCAATAGTTTCACTGGTTGTATTCGTGGTTTTAGTGGAATCACAGATTATCATCAAGAACTGAATCAAGAAGATATTGTATTCTCCACGTCTACTGCTGCTTCGCATAGTGCAGATGCGTCAGTACAGAATCTTAGTGCTCTATTCTTAAAAGAATTTTATAAGAAATTAAAATATACTTTCGTACCTGGATTTGAAAACCTCACATTTGTTGATGAGATTGATGTAGGCAACTTTATTAAGTATGCAAAGAACTTCTATGAAGCAAAAGGAACTGATGATTCAATCAGAATCCTGTTCAATGTACTGTTTGGTGAGACACCAAGAGTTGTTAACCTAGAAGAGTACTTAATTAAACCTTCCTCTTCAAATTATATTAGAAGGGAAATTGTAGTAGCAGAGGCAATTTCTGGTGATCCTCTTAAATTAGTTGGACAAACAATTACGAAGAGCACAGATACGGCAACAAATGCATCTATATCATCTGTAGAAATATTTACAAGAAAGGGTAGAACATATTATCAACTTGAATTATTTGTTGGATATGACACCGAATCTGCGGTTCAAGGAACTTTCAAGATTACTCCAAATACAAAAGCATTAGAAACAGTTAATGCTGGTGCTTCAGTTATTGATGTTGACTCTACGATTTCATTCGCAGACTCTGGAACCATCATTTCAGGCGACAATACCATTTCTTACACTGGAAAAACGGTTAACCAATTTTTAGGTTGCACTGGAATTGATACTGCAATATCGCCAACTGATAATGTTAGATCTGAAGATACTTATTTTTCTTATGAAAATGGTGATACGTCTAAGAAGGTAGAGTTAATATTCTTTGGTGTTGCTAGAAATTTAAAACAAACTAGTTCCTCTTTTAAGGTAGATGAGGGTGATATTGTCAGAATCAAAAGCG